AAGCAGGACCGTGCCGACCTGAACGAGCTTGCGACGGTGACAAATGCACAGCGTCTGAGCGAGCAGGTCGGTCTGGCCGTGGACCAGCTCGAATCGCTGAGAGAGAGGAACCCCGTTCTCTTCGCGAGGCTTGAAGGCGTTTTCGGGGGGGCCGAGCTGCACGAATGGCTCGAGAAGCTTGCGAGCGCCGACCACTTCCTCGCGGGGTTCGGCCAGACGATCGAGCGTGGGGTGTCGGCCCTCGTCGATGAGTTCGAGTCCGAGAACAGGCGTGGTCGCCCCCCTAAACATCCAGAACGGGCCTTCGCGTCCAGCCTCCATCGGATTTGGGCCGAGTTCACCGGGCGAGGCACATCGCGTCAGAATGCGTTCGATCGAGAGCGGGATCCCTTCGGGGATTTCGTCGATGCAGCCGGGAAGCTCATCGATCCCGAGTTCAAGGGCCACGATCATGCTCGGCAGATTCATGAGGCCGCCCGCGACCTTGCGAAAGAGGCGGGGAGCGGGGAGGAGCGGTCAGATCGAAATTCGCGCGGCGACTAATTATCGCCACTCTATCGACGCGAGATTTCCTGGCATACCCGGGTCATGGCTAGACATGACCAACGCGAGAGCCCTCCGGAGCTACAGGATCTTCGCATCGAGCCTCGCTCGATCGATTCTCTGAAGCTCCGCCGAAACAATCCCCGCACCCATTCCGAAAAACAGATCCGCCAGATCGCGGACTCGATCGAGACCTTCGGGTTCACGAACCCAGTCCTGATCGACGCGTCCGACACTGTGATCGCCGGTCACGGCCGGGTCCGTGCCGCGAAGCGCCTGGGCATAGAGCAGGTTCCGACCGTTCGGCTCGAGCACTTCTCGCCGGAGCAGGTCCGCGCCTACGTGATCGCCGACAACCGACTGGCGGAGTGCGCGGGGTGGGATCGCGATCTGCTTGCGATGGAGATCCAGGAACTCGCCGAAATCGACCTCGACTTCGATCTCGAGGTGATGGGCTTCGAGACTGGCGAGCTGGACCTGCTGATGGGCGGTGCCGCTGCCGAGCAAGGCGTCGACCCGGCGGATGCTGAGCCCGATGGCGAACCCGACGGACCAACCGTCTCCCGCGTGGGCGACTTGTGGGAGATCGGTCGGCATCGACTCCTGTGTGGAGACTCGCTCGAAGGGGGCTCCTATGACCGCCTGATGACGGGCAAAAAGGCGCAGCTCGTCTTCGTCGATCCTCCCTACAACGTGCGGATCGACGGTCACGTGTCGGGACTTGGACAAGCTCGCCACGGCGAGTTCAGGATGGCGAGCGGCGAGATGAGCGAGGCGGAGTTCACCGGATTTCTGAAAACGGCGCTCGCCCACCATGCCGCCCACAGCGTCGATGGCGCCCTTCACTTCGTCTGCATGGACTGGCGTCACGGCGCCGAGCTGCTCGCCGCGAGCCGAGACATCTACGCCGAGTACAAGAACCTATGCGTGTGGGCGAAGACGAATGCCGGCATGGGCTCTCTCTACCGTTCCCAGCACGAGCTGGTCCACGTGTTCAAGGTGGGAACGGCACCGCATACCAACAACATCGAGCTGGGTCGGTACGGACGCACTCGGAGCAACGTCTGGCGCTACGCCGGCGTGAACAGTTTCGGGAGCGAGCGAGATGAAGCACTCGCGATGCATCCCACTGTGAAACCAGTGCGGCTCGTTGCCGACGCGATCCTTGATTGCTCGCGGCGCGGGGATCGCGTCCTCGATGGATTTGTGGGCTCTGGGACGACGCTCCTTGCCGCGGAGCGCACAGGTCGGATCGGCTACGGGCTCGAAATCGAGCCGAGCTACGTCGACGCGGCGACCCGGCGCTTGGCGGAACACGCAGGACTCGAGGCTGTGCACGCTGAAACGCGTCGCACGTTTGCCGAGGTAGCGGAAGCTCGGGCTGTCCCCGTCGAGTCCGATTCATTGACATCAACCGAATCTTCCGCGCGCACGGAGGAAGCGTGATGTCCGACGACGTGACCGAAGAGCATGCTTCCGAGGCGGCGCCCAATGACTACGAGGTCGGGTACGGCAAGCCCCCGAAGCACACGCGTTTCAAACCGGGCCAGTCGGGCAACCCGAGTGGTCGTCCCAAGGGAACTAAGAATCTCAAGACCGACCTGGTCGAGGAACTCGGCGAAAAGATCATGATCCGCGAAGGGGAGCGCTCCCGGAACGTGAGCAAGCAGCGGGCGCTCGTAAAATCGATGCTGAACCGAGGGATCAAGGGCGACGCGAGGGCGACGGCGATCTCGCTGTCGACCATGATGCGCTTGCTCGACACCGGCGAAGGCGCTCCGGAGGTCGAGGACGTTCTTCTAGATGATGAGCTCGAAATTCTCGAGGCGTTCCAGAAGCGCATGACGCGAGGCGGTGGCGACGTTGGCTCCGTGGCCGAGGACGAATCCGCTCTCGAAGGGGAGCCGACGTGAGAAGCCGCGATCGAGATCTCATTCATGCGATTCTTCGAAATGACCTCGCCGCGTTCACGCAGCGTTGCTTCCAGACCGTCGTGCCCGGCCAGCAGTTCCTGGACAACTGGCACGTCCAGGCCGTCACCCATGTACTCGACCGGGTCATGCGGGGTGAGATCCGCCGTCTCATCATCACGATCCCGCCGCGGAACCTGAAATCGATCTGTGCCTCAGTCGCGTTTCCTGCGTTCGTGCTCGGACACGACCCTTCACGGCGAATCGTTTGCGCTAGCTATTCACAGGATCTCGCCGCGAAGCTCGCTCGTGACTGTCGCTCGATTCTCGAGAGCGTCTGGTACAAGCAGCTCTTCCCGCGAACCCGGATCGATCCGCGAAAGAACACGGAGACCGAGTTCGACACCACGGCACGGGGCCATCGGTTCAGCACGTCGGTGGGCGGCACGCTCACCGGGCGCGGCGGAAACCTCATCATCATCGACGATCCGATGAAACCCTCCGACGCAGCGTCCGAAACGAAACGCGCCTCCGTCGCCGAGTGGTACGACTCGACCCTCTCGTCGCGTCTCGACAGCAAGACCGAGGACGCGATCGTCCTCATCATGCAGCGGCTCCATGTCGACGATCTCGTCGGTCATGTTCTCGAGAAGGACTCGTCGTGGGTACATCTGGATCTCCCCGCGATTGCCGAGGTCCCGCAGGAGATCGGGATCGGGTCTGATGCCGTTTACCGGCGGGAGGTGGGGGAGATTCTGCATGCCGAGCGCGAGCCGTTGTCCGTGCTCGACGCTCTGAAGGTCGACCTCGGAAGTCAGGCGTTCTCGGCTCAGTACCAACAGGCGCCGATTCCGGCGGGCGGCGCGATGGTCCGAGAGGCCTGGCTGCGTACGTACGCGAGCATCCCGAAGAAACAGTCAGGGGATCGGATCGTTCAGAGCTGGGATACCGCGTCGAAAGCGGGCAACCGGAACGACTACTCGGTTTGCACGACGTGGCACTGTCGTGGGCCGGACTACTACCTGATCGACGTGTTCCGCAAGCGACTCGAATACCCCGATCTTCGAAGGGCGGCGATCGCGCAATGGAAGAAGTTTAAGCCGAGAGAGGTGTTGATTGAAGATGCCAGCACCGGAACCGCGCTCATCCAGCAGCTACGAGAGGAAAGGAATATCCGTCCGGTTGCGGTTCGCGCAGAACGGGACAAGGTTGTTCGGCTCGAAGGGCAGCTCGCGGTGATAGAGGCGGGGCGTGTCCTCCTGCCGAGATATGCGCCATGGCTGGATGACTTTCGTGACGAGCTGCTCGCGTTCCCGTATGCGCGGTTCGATGATCAGGTCGACACGCTCTCGCAGTTCCTGCAGCGGGCGACGGAGCGCCGACCGCAAGTCCACATCGGCGGCATGTGGTAGGCGGCGCCGTTTCGACCGACTGAAATCGAGCGCGGGCGAGACGCCGCGTTGATTGCGCCGAACACGTCGCGAATGCCGAGCGAATGTGCGGACATTCCTCGCGATTCGGTCGACTGTTCGGTTGACTCGCCGCCCACAGCAAGCGTGTATGGGATACCCGAGGAGACGCCCCATGCCCGCGAGCAAGCGAGCCGCCCAGCAACTCGACACCGACCTCAAATTGCTCCAGGACCTTCCGCGGGACGACCTTGTGAGCCGATGGGAGGAAACGTTCACTGCTCCGTGTCCGAAGAAGATCAGCCATGCGTTCCTAGTCCGAGCGCTCTCCCATCGGATGCAAGAAGACGTCCTCGGCGGTCTCGATCGTGCGACGCGCCGCCGACTCGACAAGGCTGCGGCTGATCTGAAAGCAGGCCGCGCGATCGCGCCGGCGGCACCGACCATCAAGCCCGGCACCCGTCTCCTTCGCGAATGGCAAGGCACCGTCCACGAGGTAATCGTCCTCGAAAAGGGCGTTCGGTATCGAGACAGGACCTGGCCTTCGCTCTCCGCCGTTGCCCGCGAGATCACCGGAACCCGCTGGTCGGGTCCGCGCTTCTTCGGCATAAAAGAGGGTGCGTAGGGTGGGTGCCGCGAAGACTCGCCGCCGACGCTGTGCGATCTACACGCGCAAATCCTCGGAGGAGGGTCTCGAGCAGGACTTCAACTCGCTCGATGCTCAGCGCGAAGCCTGCGACGCGTACATCCGAAGCCAAGTCGGAGAGGGCTGGAAGCCGGTGAAGGCTCGCTACGACGATGGCGGATTCTCGGGCGGGAACGTCGATCGGCCGGGGCTGCAGCAGCTGCTTGCGGATATCGAAGCAGGGAAGGTCGATACGGTCGTGGTGTACAAGGTCGATCGCCTCACTCGGTCCCTCGCCGACTTCGCGAAGATCGTCGATGTGCTCGATACGCACGACGTCTCGTTCGTCTCGGTAACGCAGCAGTTCAACACGACGACATCGATGGGACGCCTCACACTCAACATGCTGCTCTCCTTCGCGCAATTCGAGCGAGAGGTCACGGGAGAGCGGATCCGGGACAAGATCGCCGCCTCGAAGCGCAAGGGACTCTGGATGGGCGGCTACGTCCCGCTCGGTTACGAGGCGAACGGTCGGACGATGACGATCGTTGAGCCAGAGGCCAAGACGGTGAGGACGCTTTTCCAGCTCTACCTCGATACAGGCGCCGTCAGCCGAGTGAAGGAAGAGGCTGATCGTCTGGGCCTTCGGAGCAAGCTTCGAAAAGGGCCGGACGAACGGATGCGCGGAGGCGGGCCGCTTGGGCGCGGGCATATCTACCGCCTTCTGAGCAGCCCCATCTATATCGGACAGGTCCCGCACAAGGGCGAACGATTCGAGGGGCAGCATCCCGCGATCATCGATCTCGAGACGTGGGAGGAGGTGCAGAAGCGGCTCGCAGAGCAGGCGCCGACGCGAACCCGGCAGGGTGTGTCGAAGCGACCGAGTCCGCTCCGGGGGAAACTCTTCGACGAGACGGGCACCGTGCTCACGCCCAGCCACGCCGTTAAAAGTGGACGACGATATCGCTACTACGTCTCTCGTCGTGGGGGAGAGGGGAGCGCTAGCAAGGACGGAGCGGCGAGCTTCCGAGGCTGGCGACTGCCGGCGCAGGAGATCGAGCGGTTCGTCGAGCGGGCCGCGATGGAGCTGCTCAAGGACGAATCCGATCTCGCTTGCGCCGCGCGCGAATCCGGCATCCCGGAGGCTCGGATTGCCCCTCTCCTCGAAGCGGCCAAACGCTGGAAAGGAAAGGCCCTTCCGCTCGTCGCGCGCGTCGATCTTGGCGAGGAAGTCATCGCCCTTCAGCTCGACCTCTCCGATTTTGTCGACCTGGAGACCGCGATCGTGCACCACACGGTCGCTGTTCGTCTACGACGTCGCGGGGTCGAGATGAAGCTTGTTCTCGACGGCCCGGGCGGAAACGCGAAAGACCCCCAGATCGACCCGACGCTCGTCAAGGCGATTGTTCGTGGCCGTGACTGGTTCGAACGGCTCGCGACTGGGCAGCTCGAGTCGTTCGCGGCGCTCGCTCGCGAGGAAGGCATGGCCGGCCGCTACATCGCTCAGGTAGTCCCACTTGCATTCCTCGCGCCCGACATCGTGGCGAGCATCCTCGCCGGTACCCAGCCCGTCGATTTGACGGCCGAGAAGCTCATCAAGCAGGTCGAGCTGCCGGTGGATTGGGCCGAGCAGCGGACGCTGTTGGGGTTCGAATGAGCGAGCTGCGAAGGAAGAGGTGCCGTCTGGATTGGACTGCGGAACTGCTATTGCCGCCGTCTTCGGCGACGGGAGGAGCCCGCGCGCTCGACCTCGGCCACGATGTCTGCTGCGGACACGCCGAGAGCGCCACAGATTGCAAGGAGGACTGAACCGCCCCCGGTTCCCTGGACACGGGTTAACGCTACGCCACTTGGCCTAGCACATGGTCTCGCCTCGCTTCAACGGGCGTCCTGAATCCGAGTTTCTCCGGTCGCCAGTGCGCGTTGTA